GAAAATTTTAATGCGTGTTACACACTTTATCTCGAATTTTGAGACATACCCCCCGAAAGGGTATTGACCCCACCCCCCAAATATGATAGCTTGGACTAATTTTTTGGAGATCGGATATGAAAAAACTGTGGAGGGATCATACGGAACTAAGTCACATGACTCCGGAGCAACGGTTTGATGATCGGTATGATGTCCACGACAACGGCTGTTGGGTGTGGCAAGGATACATCGAAAAAGGTAAAGGTGGAAAGTTCTTGATACAAGGGAAACGCTTCGACGTGTCCCGGTTTTCATACGAAAGATTTAACGGCCCCATACCCGAAGGATATGTCGTCCAACGTACTTGTGGACTGACATCATGTGTGAATCCTGACCACTTACGCACTGCGATAACGTCCACGGAGGGTCGGAAAAAAGTGGGGCATAGATACGTTCTACTACAGCGAAGTCCCTCAACCCAATACATAACAAAACAAAAATAGGAGAAAAGGCATGAAAGAACATAAGATCTGCGTTATGGGTTTTGGCCCTACTAATGTAGAAGCTCCACTCGACGACCCTTCGTGGGAAAAATTCGGCTTACCGTGGGATGATAAGTGGGAGAAGTACGACCGGCTATATGAGATGCACGAACAGAATGTATTACAGCTTTCCAATTCTGTCGTTCTAACAGAAGAGTGGGATGGTGAAAAAATATTGACACAAGCCCACCGGCCTCAAAATTATTTCAAAATTTTAAAACAAGTGGCGGAAGACAAAAATAAAACACTGTATATGCACGACACATATTTTCCCGGCGTAGTTTCTTATCCGTTCAAGAAAGTGATCTCGGCGACTCGAGATTATTTTATATCGTCGGTTACTTATATGTTGTCACACGCCATCAGCCTAAACCCGACACATATCGCGGTGTATGGTATTGATATGCACGGCAACGACGAGTGGGTATACCAACGCCCATGCGTGGAGTACCTGCTCGGATTGGCAGAAGGACGTGGCATCGAAGTTACGGTTCCAGAGGGTTCGTGGCTGTTGAAGTTCCAACCAGAACGAGTCCGTTTTGGCGCTATTATGATTGAATATTATAAAAGGTATGGTATCCTTGGGCCAGATCCGCAGAAGTTTGAGCGGTGGGTGTAAACTAATTTTCGGGGTATGTCGACGATGACTAAGAAGAAGAGTGAGAAAAAGAAGAAAGGGGAGGCGAAGCGGAAGAGGCCGTCTAAAATCTCAAGCCTGTCAGTTCAGAAAATGGAGGACGACAAAATATACACTAAAGCTATCCGCGATGGTGCGTCACCAATGGAAGCTAAGGCAATGGTGATGGAAGCAAATAGAGCGAAGTTTTTCCGCCAGACGAAAAGAGATGATAAGGCAAAAAATAAAAAAGTGCGGGAAGATATAGAGGAGGATTTGCGAGAGACAAGACGACGGGATGCTCTGCGCCTAGAACCCGCGCTCTCGCGGGAGGGAAAGCCTCGGTCGAAAAGCGCGCCCCCGGAAGATGACGGTATACGCTTCAATTGGAAGAAAGGTCAGCCGGAGAAAATAACTGTCACCCCCATCAAGCCCAAGGGGAAACGTAAAAGGCCATCTACTAAGAAACAAAAATGACCGATAATAATATATTCACAGATCTCCCACAGGAGAGCGAGCAACCCACACCGGAACGCCGAAAACGTGGGCGACCAAAAGGTGCGGCGAATAAGAATAGCCATGTCCCAACCGACGAGAATCGCGAAATGGTTGTGATGATGTCTGCCAATGGGGTGAAGCACAAAGAGCAAGCACAAATATTAGGTACGAATGATAACACGTTGCGAAAGTATTACCGACGTGAATTGGACTACGGTAAAACTCGAGCGAACGCACGAGTCGCTGGCGCGCTGTTCTCGAAAGCAATGGAAGGAAATGTTACGGCTCAAATATTCTGGCTCAAATCACAAGCCGGTTACCGCGAGGCTGACCGACTGGAACTCACTGGAGCCAATGGTAAGAGTCTAGTGAATCTTACGGATACAGATAAGGAACAACGGATGCTTGCTGTACTACAGAAAGCATTTAAAAAAGAAGCTAAATCTAATGGAGAGGAAGCAGTGCCAATGAGGAAAAACGGCGCGTCCTACAGTGTACAATAATGACAGTTAAAAAGAATCCGAATAGAGGTGGGGGAGATTTTCCTATTAATCCAATTCACGGAGCAGGTGGAGGCGGTGCCGGAGGGAGAAGTGGCGCAGGACTGATTAAAACAAATCTCAAGAAGACCTCCGAAGGAGTAGCCAGAGCAAAGAAGAGAGCGGAAGAGAAAAGACGAAAAGAGCAGGAAAAAACGAATGAAAGGGTAAAGAAGAAAAAAGCGGACGAGGCCAAACAAAAGAAAGCGAAGAAGAAAGCGGAAGCGGAAGCGGAAGCTAAAAACGAAGAATATCTGACTTTTGGACACGCGGCTAAAGCCGCCGCTATAGGGGCGGGTATAGGGACAGCCGCAAACCTAGCGACGAAGCAGACCCCGGAAGAAAGAAAAAAGCAACTGGCGAAACAGAAGCGACAGCGTAAAAAGGCCAGAGGCGAATGAAGATTTTAGTTATCATGTGGGTTCTTCAATTGAGTGACTTGCATGGCGAGAGGAAAATATACGACGGCACCATTGATGAATGTCTGACAGCCGCGATGGTTTTCAATGCGGAGCAGACCAACGCAGTCGCAGGGTGTTTTGTTGATGGGAAGTCACCGGACTATGAAGATAGAAGCCAGAGAAGAGAAGGAAGCAGTCAAAAAGAACACTAACTGACAGAGGTGAAAAGGCGTGAGCGAAGATTACACTTCTCTGTTAGAGAAGTATAATGCTTTATCTCCTGCTGATAAGCAGGAGATTGACAAGATGTTGTTGGAGGATGCTACAGATGTACCGTGGCGACCTCTTATCAACCCTGACAACCCAGAGCAGATTACACCGCAACAACAGGCGTATGATTCCCCTGCGGATATATTGTTATACGGGGGTGCGGCTGGCGGTGGCAAATCTAGCTTGATGATAGGACTGGCATTAACAGCGCACACGAAGTCCGTCATTTACCGAAGGGAGGTCAAGCAACTCGGCCCAATGGAAGAGGAGATCATCCGGCTTAGAAAAACCCGGCAGGGTTTTAACGGACAATTACACAGATTCGATTTAGGTAAAAACCGGGGCATTAGACTCGGTGGTATGCAGTACGCCGGGGATGAAGTGGCGTACCAAGGAGATCCAAGAGATCTCATCTGCTTTGACGAGCTTACACAATTCTTAGAGAGCCAGTTTCGATATGTTACCACATGGAACCGTTCGACTGATCCTAACCAAAGATGTAGAATTGTCTGTGCGACTAACCCTCCCACCAGTTCGGAGGGTCAGTGGGTGGTTGACTACTGGGCACCGTGGCTTGACAAAGAGCATCCAAACCCGGCTCGCCCGGGAGAATTACGCTGGTTTATTTCCGATTCTGAGGGGAACGACATCGAAGTCGAATCAGGCGACCCCATTTGGCAAGACGAGGATTGGGTCGTACCACGATCCCGTACTTTTATACCGTCTTCCATAGATGATAACCCGTTTTTAGTTAAATCGGGTTACAAAGCCGCGCTCCAAGCATTACCGGAGCCGTTAAGATCACAGATGTTGATGGGCGACTTCCTCGCAGGAGTGGAAGATGACCCATGGCAAGTAATACCTACCCTATGGGTAGAGATGGCACAGGAGAGATGGACAGTTGACAAACCGCAAGGCTCCAAGATGGATGCCCTCGGGGTCGATCCGGCACGGGGTGGCAAAGATGACTTTGTCATAACACCGAGGTACGGCAACTGGTTTGGCGAACAGATTGTGCATAGAGGTAAAAACACCCCAGATGGCCCAACAGGCGCGGCGATATGTACTACATATCAGCGCAACGGGGCACCGATCATGCTGGACATCATTGGAGGTGCGGGCGCTTCTATACTCGATCACTTGGTGACCAACGGCATGAATGTCGTTAAGGTCGATGGCAGGAACAAAAGTCATCAACGTGAAATGTCTGGCTCCCTTGGTTTTTTCAATAAGCGGAGCGAGATGTGGTGGAGGATGAGAGAAGCTCTCAATCCGGATAACGACGAGCGTATAGCCTTACCACCTGACAGGGAGTTGAAGGTAGACCTTTGCGCCCCACGGTGGCAGTTGGTTGGGGGAGGGATACAAGTTGAAGGTAAATCAACAGAGTGCAAAGATGGTTTCGGGGATCTTAAAAAACGTCTTGGGCGAAGCCCCGGCAAAGGGGATTCATGCGTCTACGCCTTATTGGAAGGCAAGAGAACGGGCGGGTTTGCTGGAAAAATGCCGTCACGCACCAATTCCCGATATAATCCGAACAGGAAATGGAGGAAATAAGTAATGGCGAATAAGAAACGAAAGCGAAACAAATTCCCGGCATTGACATACCGTATTGTCGGCAAGACATCGGAAGGTAGAGACATATATGAGAATGAACTAGACGAGGAAGGTAGGCCATCTGTTTCCTCTGAACGCTCGACTACTTTTTGTTTTGGGAAAGGTAATGCCGAGTGTTACAACTACCCGACCATCTTCGGGGGTGTAGAACATACTCCTGACGAAGCCGTAGAGATATTCAAGAAAAATAAGGGTGTAGATCCGGAGACAGGCATAAAAGCGCAGAAGTTTGCCAGTGAAGAAGAGGCTTTAGAAGCGGCGGAGAAACGTTCGCCCGGATTAGGCAATATGAAGGAGAGAAATTTTAAAGACCCGCTGTTTCCGGATCGGTTTGGATTTGGTTTCCCCTCTGTCTGATGGCTGATACTGACCTGATTCTCACAGACGATGAGATTAAAAATGGCTGGACAAAAGAGACACTTCGAGCTTATATTATAGGGCGTCAAACGGCGCAG